CCCTACTCCTATATTAACTTTAAAAATAGAATACAATGACAACAGCAGAAAAAGCAAAACAATATTTTGAGGAAAACAAAGCGACAAAAGAGCTCTTTGCTACCTCAGATGGGTTTCTATTCTTACTAAAGAAAGATGCACAAAACCACGCACAAACCTTAGAGGATAGCGCTATAGAGGAATTCAAACAAGAAACTTCAGACCAGTCTGACGTACCCGAGAAGTCCGATAGCTCAGAAAACTCAGAGGAAGATATTCCTAATTTAAACCCTAAAAAAAACTAAAAAATAATGGCATTACCTAAAGTATTATTCAATATTGCCAAAGACGGCTTAGGCAGAACTACGGCTATACAAAAGACTACTGGGCTTATCACAACGGGAGTTACGGTGAGCAATAAAGTAGAGTTGGGCAAGTCGTACCAAGTATTCTCACTAAAAGAAGCCATAGCTTTGGGAATTTCAGAAACTGAAAACGCCTTTGCCTACAAGCATATCAAAGCGTTTTATGACCAAGCCCCAACGGGTACCCCCCTATGGGTAATGCTCGTATCGGATGCCACTACTATGACGGCAATGCTCGACAAAGATGGTGCTTTTGCACCTACCCTTATTGCTGATGCCAAAGGGGCTATCCGCGTGCTTGGGGTAGTGAAAAAGGCTACTGGTAGCGAGACTATCACCGCAGGCTTAGACGCCGATGTGCAGACAGCTGTAGTGAAAGGGCAGGCTCTTGCCCAGCACTTTGAAAAGAAGTATATGCCTTTTAGGGTAGTCGTGTCGGGAAATAGTTGGAATGGCAAGGTAGCAGACCTTACTAATTTCTCTGAAAACGAACTTAACAAAGTGGCTTGTTTTATCGGGAATGACGATAAGGAGAAAGAAGCATCAGTTGGTTTGTTCTTAGGGAAAATAACCAAAATACCCGTACAACGCAAAATTCACCGCGTAAAGGACGGCAGCGTATTACCCCTGGTAGCATACTTTACCGACGGCACCACTATCGACAGCAAAGCCGACCAATGGGACGCGCTTGACGACAAAGGGTATATCTTCTTTCGCACCTTTGTAGGGCGTTCGGGCTACTACTTTTCGGGCGATAATACTCTTACCAAGCCTACTGACGACTTTAAAAGCCTTAGTAATGGCTTAGTAATGGACAAAGCAATGCTCCTAAGTTATGGAGTATTGGTAGAGGAACTCAGCGACGAGGTGTTACTATCCGAAGACGGCAGTATTCACCCCGCTATTATCAAGGGTTGGCAAACCAAACTTGAGAGTACCCTGCAAAGCCAAATGGTATCGCAGGGCGAGCTATCAGCGGTAAAGATTGATATAGATCCAAAGCAACGTGTGCTACAAACGGGTAAAGTGGTGATAGGTATCAAACTGTTACCCGTAGGTTATGCCGACTTTATAGAGGTAAACATCGGTTTTACTACAACAGTCAATTAGTAGATTAGAAAATTAGCAAATTATGGCAACATTCGACAGCAAACAATATGCGTGGTGTAACCTCTCTATCGTCTTTGGCGGGCGCATTATCATAGGAGTTACAGAGTTGGAGTACACCGAGAAACAAGAGAAAGACTTTCTTTATGGGCGCGGGTGCAAACCTCACGGAGTGGTGGCGGGCAACCGTAGTTATGAGGGTAAAATAAGCCTTTGGCAAAGTGAGGCAGAAGCAATGACACGAGACGCGCCGAACAATGATATACTTAGCCTTAGCTTTGACCTTGTCGCTTCCTACGTGCCTTTGGACGGCGGACAGATAGTTACCGATATTCTCAAGCACGTGGAATTTACCGAAGTGAAAAAAGGAATGAAGCAAGGCGATAAGAATATGATTATGGAGCTTCCTATTATATTCACTGATATAAAGAGACAAGCCTAACAAATTAAACAATAACAAAATGTCTGTGCGGCTCGCACTTTAAAAACCTTTTAAAAGCAGTTTAAAATGATAACTAAAGAACAAATAGAAGAATGGAAAAAGCAGTACAACGATATTTATGTACTGAATATTGATGGTAAAAAGGCGTATTTGCGTACGCCCGACCGACAAACCCTTAGTTGTGCCTCTACTTTGGCGACTAAAGACCCGCTAAAGTTTAACGAAGTGGTGCTCAATAACTGTTGGTTGGGTGGCGATGAGGAGATAAAGACAGACGATGCGCTGTTTCTCGCCGCCAGTAGCAAACTACCCGACCTTATACAAATC